GCGGCGCAGGAAGGTGCCCGCGTCGCGCCGTTCAACATCATGGGCGAGAACCCGCTGCCGGATCTGAAGCTCACCTCCGAGCAAGAGACGGCGTTCGGCGATTTCCTGTCGGGCAAAGCAGCCATCTCGCCCATCGGCATGACGATGGAGACGCTCGCCGATCCGCAAGCGATAAGCGACACGGTGACGGACATCTCCAAGCGCATGCCTCCAGGCATCGCCAAGTCGGACGACGTGCTGCGGATGAACGCCTACGCGATGGCGCACGACACATCGGCGAACGACATTATGAACATGAAGGCTGTCGCCGGTAACGCCGACGACATCATGGCGGCGCAGCGCATGGTGCTGGAGAACGCCATGCAGAAATTCCGCGAGCTAGCGGTCCAGGCGAAATCGACGGGCGATCCCGCCGCGTTCGACGATGCGAAGCGCGCGCTTGCGCTCGTCTTCCATTATTCGGATTTGTGGGATGCGGCAGGCACCCCGGCCGGTCGCGTGCTGCGAACGCGGCAAGTGCTGCAAGGCTCGTCATCGAAGATCCTGGGCGACATCGATGAGATGATCCGCGCATCGAAGGGCCAGGGCACCATTCCCTTCGAGGAGATCATCAACAAGACGGCCGAACTCAAACCGGAGACGGTGTCGCCGTGGATTGCCACGCTGCGCCGGATGACCTCGCGCGAGGGGATGCTCTACGGCTGGTACAATTGGCTGCTGTCGAACCCTGCGGTGATCGTCAAGAAATCGGTGAGCGATACCTCGCTTGCGATGTTCAACATTGCGACGCGCTACACCGCGGAGAAGCTCGGCCCGAAAGGTGCCATTGCCCCTGGCGAGGCTGCTCAGCTGCTCTACGGCTATATCGGGTCGTGGCAGGAAGCGTTGCAGATTGCGGGCAAGGCGCTTCGTTCGGGCGAGGGTCAATTCCACGCCGAGTTCAACAGTCTGGAGGACGGCACGGCGAACGACCGGATCTCGCGTCTGGCGAATGGCGCGCCGCCGAACGGCTACGGTGCCGAGGAGGTCACGCGCCCGGCATTTGCGGCGCTTGCGTGTGTGTTTCCGACATCGTGGATTGCGGGCATGGACGACCTTGCCAAGGTCGCGAATTACCGGGCGGAGGTCCGTGCTGGCGCATGGCGACAGGCGACCGCGGAGTTGGGCCCCGGTGCCAAGTTCGATGCGATCAATCAGCGTGCGGCCGAGCTTCGCAACAATGTCCCCGAGGGCCTGCATCAGGAAGCAATCGGGCGCGCGCTGAAGAACACGCTGCAAGAGCCGCTGAGCGGACCCGCGAAGACACTTCAGAATTGGATCGATGAGTTGAACGTGCCGCTGCCAAAGGTGCCGGGCATCCCCGGCGTGTCGATCCCGGTCGGCCGCATCATCTCGCCGTTCACGAAGATCTCAGCGAACATCGCCCGCTTCGCTTATCGCTCGTCGCCGCTGCCATTCGTGCTGCCGTCAGCACTGTGGCGCGAAGACATGCTGGCAGGCGGCGCACGCAGGGCGCTTGCCCAGGCGCAGGCAGGGTTAGGCACGGGCGTCTCCCTGGCGGCGCTTCCCTTCGTGCTGAACGGCAACATCACAGGCGGAGGACCGACCTCGCAGGCCGAGCGCTACGCGTGGCTGAACGCTGGCAACAAGCCCTATACGATCACGCTGCCGGGCGGCGCGTCGTTCACCTACAACAAAGTCGAGCCGTTCGGGATGTCGCTCGGTGCAATCGCCGACACGGTCGAACTGATGCGCTACGCGCATGAGGATGACAACTCTGCTCTGGCGGCGAGCCTCGCGCTCGGCATCGGGCACGCGATGCTGAACAAGACTTACATGCAGTCATGGAGTGATCTGGTCGATGCGATGAGCGATCCGAACCAGAAGGGCTCCAAGTTCGTTGATCAACTGGCGGCGAGCTTTGCGGTGCCGTCCATCGTCTCGGGCATCGACCGGTTGTTCGATGACAACATGCGCGCGCACCAGGGTTTGTTTGAAACCGTCGCGGCGCGCACGCCGGGCTTTTCCAATTTCCTGCCGCCGATCCGCGACGTGTGGGGCGACCCCGTCAAGAAAGAGAGCGGGATGCTGCACGGCGTCGGGCGCTTCCTGCTGCCGTTCGATCTGGAGATGCCGCACGATGCCGAGCCGATCAACAAATGGGTCTGGGAGCATCGCCAGGACTTTCCCGACAGCGAGCAGGGGCGCGTCGGGTTCACGCCGCCTGGGCGCGTCCTGCATGTCGAGGATGCGGGGGCGCACCAAAACATCACGCTCACGACGACGCAGGCCGATGAGCGCAAGGTGCTGGCGGGCAACGGGGTCAAGCTTCCGGCCGGGGACCAAATGCTGGGCGCGAAGGATGCGCTGAATGCGCTTGTGAGCGGCAAGTATCCTGATGAGGTGGTGCAGGAAAGGTTCAACAGCAGTTCGGGCCCGGCGCAGGCGATGATGCTGCTGTCGATGTTCAATGCCTACAAGAGAGCGGCAGACAACCAATTCAAACAGAGGCCCGACATCAAGGCGAAGATCGACGCCGGGCGCGAGGTGCGTGCGAAGCAGTTGGCTCCGCCGGGCGAGAGCGAAACCCCCGGCGAAGCAAGCGTCAGCGGCGCGGTCGCCGAGCCCACGTTTTAGGAGAGAAAGACAATGACGCTCCAGGCGAACTACGGACCCATCGCAGATGCGTGCAACGGCACGACGAAGACATTCTCACTGCCCTGGCCGTTCCGGGCGCAGAGCGATGTGGTCGTGCAACTGCTCGACGCGAACAACAATCCGATCTCGCCCGCGCCGGTCCTGAACGGCAGCGGCACCTATGATTATGTGATCACGGGGACGCCCGATCCGAACACGGGGTTTTATCCGTCAGGCAACATCGTGTTCAACAATGCGCCGCCTTCGACCGACACGGCATGGCGCGGACGCGCAACGCTCGACTGGCAGGACAAGTCCTATCCGATCAACGGGCGCTTTCCGGCGAAGAGCGTCGAGGCGGCGGACGACCGGCGCACCCTGGTGGATCAGGAACAGGACTGGCAGCTGGCGCGCAAGATGGGGCTTTCGACCTACGATCTGACGGGCTTCAACCCCCAGATGCCACCGACGACCGGACAGGCGGGCAATGTGCTGGTGGTCAATCCGGCGGGCACCGGCTGGGCGTTCGAGAACCTTGGCGCGTCGGGCATCGTCGCCGGAATTGCGGGGACGGCAAATCAGGTGGTGGTGAGCGGGCCGGATGGCGCGGGCGTCGTGACGCTGTCGCTGCCATCGAACATCCGCGTGCCGATCACGACCGGCGCGACGGGACAGGGCAGCATCGGCTTCACGCGGGGAGCGGTGGTGGCTGGGCTTGGCCTCACGGATACCGGCTTCACCCCGGCGGGGATGTTCGCCGCCGATCAGATGTTCATCAACAGCAGTGCGGCTGCGGGCGGCATGGTGATCGTCACGCAGGCGGCGGCACCAATCAAATTCGGGATCAATTCGGCAGAGGTTTCGCGCTTCACTTCCGATGGCCGGTTTTTGATGGGCACCACGACCGGCCTGAATTTTGTCGATCTGGCCGTGAACGCGAATAGCGCGCAGTACCTCAAATTCCAGAACGCGAGCGCGGGGACGCAAGCCACGACCAATCTCGTCTTGGTCAACAACAACGGCACGACCTCGCTTCAACTCGGCTACACCAGCACAGGCTACACGCCCGCGGGCACGATCCTCGCGGACATGGGCTACGTCCTTGGCAATGGCGCAGGCGGGATGCTGGTGGGCACGGGCATCGCGGCACCGCTGAAATTCTCGACCAACGGCAACGAGGTCGCGCGCTTCCTGCCGACAGGTCAATTGTCGATTGGCGGGGTGAACAACATCAACAACGGCTCGGCCAACCCCGTCGATGTGATGACGAACTTCAACGGCAACATGTCGATGAAGATTTCCAATCTGAACGCTGGCAGCTCGGCGGCGGCGACGTTCTATGCTCAGAACGATGTCAGCAAGAACATGATGCTGCAATTCAACAGCAGCGCGTTCGCGGGCGCGTCGTGGATGATGGCAAATCAGGCGGCGCTTTGGACGGATGGGGCGAACGGTTTGCTGCTGGCGACCAATGCAAACGTGCCGATCCGCTTTGTGATCAACGGTTTGACTATCTCGTCGTTCAGCCCGTTGAACGGCGGCGCGTTTCTAAATGTCGATGCCCAGATGAGCAATGGCTATGCCGTACAATTCAAGAATACTTTTGGGGGCACCGTCAACAATCTGCGGATGGGGATTGCGACGGGCGCAAACTCGCTGATTAACTTCGACGCGCAAAACGAAATCGGCATCTGGGGGACCAATGGCAGCACGATCAACTTCTCGCTCGACAGTGGAAACACGATGGCGTTCCAGATCAGGGCGGGTGGCTACCTGTTCGCGCACGGCGGCTACGCGGGCGGCGCAACGTCGTTCAATTCAACCAGTCATATCTTCTGCAATACCGCCGCCCAGCAAGCGATCACGGGGCAGAACACGCACACGACGCCTTACGGGATTGCACAGGCCTTCACCTCCGATCCGAACAATACGGGCTCTGACTTTCTTCAAATGCTCGGTGCCTATCCGGGCACGGGCAACAACCGCTTCAACGTCAAGTCGAATGGCGGGGTCTACAACTACAGTGCCAACAACGTGAACCTGTCGGACGCGCAGGCGAAGGTGGAGATCGAAGAGCATGACGACGCCCTGATGGGGAAACTCTGGGAGGCCTACCAGAAGGTCGATTGGTGCCGCTTCAAATATGCAGACCAGACGCATGACGATCCGAACTGGGGCTATACCGCGCAGGGTGTGCGAAAGGCTTTCGGGAAAATCGCGCCGGAACTGGTGACGACATGGCAGGAAGAGGATGGTCCGCTCACCAAGAAGAACGACATGCTCGGAGTCTACGAGCATGACCTGATCAACATCGGGCAAGCGGTGCTGGCAATGGCGCAGGCCAGGATCGAAGAACTGGAGACACGCATCCACACACTCGAAAGGACGAAGCACTGATGCCCCAGAACGAACCGAATGCCCCAGCCCAGCAGCCGCCCGGTGTCGAGGTCGATCTCGACGCCTACATCGCCACCCTGACCGGCCAGCGCAATCAGGCGCTCGACGCGGTGGCGCAGCAGGCCGGGATGATTGCCCGGCTTCAGAAGAAGATCGAGGAACTGACCGTGCTGGGGCACGGCACGGTTCGCCTCGATCAGGCGGCCAAGCCGCCAGGGCCGACGCTGGTGCCGCCCGCGGCCGAGTGATCTCCGCGTAGGTCTATCCTCGGCTGGTCATATACCGGCTGGTCATATACCGGGGCCGGAAAAGGTAACGCCCGGCCGAGCGTTGTGTCCAAGCTCGACCGGGCGTTTGTCGTCCGACCTTTGGACCCTAACCGCCTGTGAGAGCGGACCTGAAAGGAAGGCCTGACTTGGCGGACCATAGGGCCGCCCGCGATCTCGCACAAGTTGCATTGCCGGTTGCGATCCGAGGGGAACCCTGCGTTCCCGTATGGAAGCAAATCCCTGAGTATGCGGTCGCAGGATCCGGCGGGCTTAGGATCAGAGTCTATAATGTGTGGCGACGTTCGGAAGCATCCGCCGGGCTTGTGAGGAAACTCACTAGAAGGCGTCCGTGATTGGAAGAAACGGACTAGAAAACGGAAGAGAATTCCTGTCGTCGAGGCAGGTTTTTATCCAATGAAATCAACGCCGGATGTCCGAGGAAAAGCGCCTTACCAAGGGATTGCTCTACCACTGAGCCACTCCGGCAATCAATGACTTAGGTGCCAAAAAGTTCCAAAGTCCGAGAAAAGTCTCGGACCGGTCCGAGGAAGGCGCGGACAATAAGCGAACGGATTTGAAGAGTCAAAAGTCCCAGAGCGTGAAGACGGCCCTTTGAAGCTATTAGAAAAATCACAATTGAAGACAGGGAAGGAAATCCGTCCTCATCGTGAATACAGAAAACTGGCAGGGGTTGCGCCGCGCTATCGCAATTTTGCTATACACGCAGAAGTAGAAAGGGGCCCGCGCAACGCCCCGAGCGCGGGCCCCTCCCAGCCTGAGCAATCTGCACGCCAGCGCCCCCTAGGAGCCCCGCTGGCGGCAGGACGCACTCAGGGTGTTACGACCTCACCGGCTAGGTCGGCGGCCGCCCTGAAGGCCGTCATGCTCTCCTTGTTGTCGAGCTTCAGGATCACCAGCCAGTGACCCCCGGCCAGCCTGCGCCGGTAGACCCAGCTGCCGCCCATCGCGGTGCCCACATTCATCAGCCGCTCGACCACCTTGTTGTCGGTGAACACCAGGGCGAAGGGCGTCTCGCCATTGCCGGGGTGGAGCTTGGGCTGGCGGTGCCCGTTGGGCTTGGGCTCCTTGAGCGGCGGCGCGGTCTTGCCCGCCCTGGCGGCCTTCAGCCCGGCGCGGATGGCATCGTGCGTTTCGGGCCTGGGCTTGCTCACCGAGTAGCCCTTGGAGAGCGCCAGGATGTAGGACTTCGAGAGCCCGCTATAGCGCGCCGCCATCGTCGTGCCGCCTGCCGTCTTGAGCAGCGCCTTGAGCGCAGGCGGGCACGGTACTCTGGTCTTAGTCTTCCTCATTGCGTTTACCCCTCACTTCTCTGCCGTCGTCGCGAACCAATTTCAGTCTGCAATTGAGCGCGAGCGCCACGAACTTGACCGTCAGATGCTGCGGCCGCTTGGTGTCGCCCTTCCACCAGCTGTAGAGCGTCGAAGCGCTGATGCCGCTTTCGTGGCTCAGCTTCTCCAGAAAAGAATTCTTCAACTCGGGATCGATCTCCTGGGCGACTGTCCGCAGGAGGTCCAGCACGGGATCCTTGTCGATGTGGCGATAATCGTTTGCTCGGCTCATTTTTAAAATCGCTCCTATGTTTTGAATGGCGGCACGCGCTTGCCGTTGAACCAGACGCGATAGGGCGCGATGTCTTTTTCGTCGATGACATAGGCGATGAAGTCTTTAACGCCGACGCGGGCCATCGCACGCAGGCGATGGTGACCGTCGATCAGCCATGCCATGCCGTCCTCCATCGCGATCAGAAGAGGGCTCGCCATAATCTCGGGCACCTTCGAGTAGCGTTCGACCTTGTCTTCATCGACTTCGACGTTGGAAGTGTGTTCAAGCGCTGGAGCGACCTCGAAAACATAGAGCCGATGCTTGCCCGCTTCGCAGTCGCGCCATGCGCGCGTGACATTCCACACAGCCTCGTCGCCGCCAAAGATGACGTCGCCGATTTCCATGTTGGAGATGACCATCACGCCGGGCTTGGTCTTCATTCATCGTCTCCTAATTCACTTTCGTCGGCGTAGTCGTAAGCACCGGGCAGCGGATCTGGAAAAGGCGGCAAACCTTTTTCGACGCGTGTCGCGTTGATGCGGATGAAGCATGGCAGGCAGATCGGCTCGCGTCGTCCGGTGAGCGCGCTCGAAGACGGCACGCGATAGGGATTGAAGGAAAAGATTTTGCCGCAAGCGAGGCACGCGCCTTGAACGATGTAGTAGCCCATAGCGATCACCTCGAAGACGTTGACGACGGCGGTGACGACGACGTAGGCGCGGACGGAGACGCGAGCGTCGAGCGGGACGAAGACGGTGACGTTGACGGTGACGGGAACGCAGACGCTGGCGACGGCAGCGACGTGGACGGGGACGACGACGAGGACGGTGACAAAACGGCCATATCCAGATTCCCTGTCTTCATTTGAGTACAAAACGAAGAAGGGCGCGAGTCACCTCGCGCCCTTTTAAGGGAACTATTTTGGGGCCTCCCCCTCATCCGAGGGGCTTGATGTTGGAATTCATCAGCCGGGGGGCGATGTCATCGAAGGCGTTCATCGCGGCCGAGCGCGCCACCATGCGGCCGCTCTCCTCGTCGCGGGAGAGATAGTGGTCGCCCAGGACGGTCGGGTCGGCCTGCATCTTGCCCTCGATCATGGTGGTGCCGAGCGCCTGGGCGGCGATGAGCGCGGCCACCATCGAGTTCGCGGGCGTCTTGTTCTTGTAGCGGTTGAGCCCGGTGGCGCGCAGATCACGCATCTCCTTGAAGAGGCCGCGCGCGTTGGGCTTGAGGAGCGACGGCGCGGGCGTGAACGGCAGTTCGGTGTCGAGGCTGACGCGGGCGCGGATCTTCGAGGGGATTGCCTTGCACTTGAGGAAGCCCGCGATGTCGCCGCCCGCGAGCTTGCGTAGGCCCGCCTGCTGCCGCGTGAAGTCGTTCGACTTCATCTCGAAGACAGGGATGTTGCCGAACGAATAGATCAGCTGATGCGTCTTGGGCGCGCCAGCCTTGTCGTTGCGCTCGTTCATCAGAGCGATGCGCCACTGAAGCAGCGGCGTCGCCGGGATGAACGGCGTCAGCGGATTGGAGCGGCGCGTCCGCGTGTCGAGCTTGTTGCGACGAACGCCCATGTAGTAGCCGCGGTCGGGTTGATCGAGAACCGGAAGCAGTTTGGCGCGCTGCCACTCCTTCAGATCGATGGGGCTCATACATGTCGTCATCGCGCAGACAGCCCAATCGGCATGGCACGGCAGGCCGACCCAGTCGGCCGCCTGGATGTAGGCGACCGGCTCGTCGGCCTCCCAGCTATTCTTGCGGCCTTCCGGCGTGATCATGCCCGAGAGCTTGCGGCAGGGGTGGCCCTTGGTCGCGAAGCGGGTGGTGATGGCGTACTCGTAGAGCATGCAGAACACGGTGTAGAGCTTGTGGCCCTGCGTGCGCCATTTCTTCTGCGCGCCCAGGAAGAACTTCTCGCACATGCCGTTGTCGATGTTGTCGATCAGCATGTCGTTCCAGGGCGGGTCGAGCGCCTCGCCGCGCTTCTTCTTTTCTTCCGTCTCCCAGAAGTCGGCGCGCGCGGTGCGAAGCACCTTGATAGCGTTTTTATAGTTGGTGTTCGTCTTGCCCTTGAGCGTGCCGGTGACGTAGTCGCGCTTCAGGTAGAGGTCGCAGAGCGCGCCGAACGTCTTCTTACCCGCGACCTTGGTCAACTCTTCGAGCGGGGTCTTGCTGTCGAGTGCCGCGTTCATCCGCTCGCCCGCCTTGAAGGCATCCCACATGTCGGCACCGAACTGGTTGACGAGCTTGCGCCCGTCGTCGCCGTGCAGCGTCACCATGCTCAGCCCGAACTTGGCGCGCACCTCCGTCGAGGGATCCCAGCGCCACGCGCCTTTCTTGTAGCGCGTGAACCTGGGGGCCTCGTACATCGGCGACCCGGTTGCGATCTTGTTGCCGCCTGTGGGGCGGCGATGCTGGAAATTCATGTCAGGTTCCTTTCAGGTTGTTAGAAAGTTGCGGGTCCAACGCAACCCCCCACGTCTATCCGAACTCTGCGCCGAAAGGAAGCCCCCTATTTTTTCCGCGGCCGCCTTGGCCTGGGCCGGTTCGCCAGGATCTCGGCGTTGGCCGTCTCCTGCTTTTCGATCCAGGCGAGCAGCTGGTGCCCCGAGTAGCGGGCATGTCCGACCGTCTTCACCGGGCGGGGGAAGCCATGCTCGTCTTCGAGCATGTAGCGATTTTTATAGAACCACTCCGACGAGGTTCCGAACACAAGCGACGCCGTCTCGCGGATGCCGTAGGTCGCGGTGGGATCTATCGGCCGTCCCTTGGTGTACATGCGATGCCTCCCTGAAGGTCGTTTGTGTTTCACGGGAAACAATTCCGCCATTTACTACCGAACACCGAACGAGTCCATGTTTTACTGCTGTGAGGAAACTAATGGAACTATCGTATTCAAACTGAGACAGAAGGATTTCTTTGAACAGACTAACTTTTGACTTGCGCGATTTTGGAAATGCGCGCTTTGATTTTTGTCCTCGAAAAGAGGACGCGGATTCACGATGAATACAGCAGCAGGCTTTATCGAACTGGGACGCTGGATGCGCCGCGAAGGCCACAGCATCCGCTCGTTCGCCGACAAGACCCGGCTCGATAAGACGACGGTGTTCCGCCTGCTGCACGGCACCCATCACAAGATCAGCATGCGCCTCGCCGATGTGATCGAGGCCGCGACCAAGGGCGAGGTCGGGCTCGATGAGATGCGCGCGTACGAGCGCCGTGTCGCGCGTCGTCAGCGTGAAGACGCTTAAAAAAAATTAAAGGTCGGAAGGGAACCCCGAGCATGGGGCAGAAGTTACGGTTCATGGTGGCGCATAGGGGGCTCTCGTTCCCATGCATCGGGTGGCTTCACGGCGAAGACAGGCGTCTGGTGGCGCTGGGCTTGGACAATGCCAGTCCAGGCAACTCTGGCGCGCCGCGCGTGTGGCGGGCAGGCGATGCCACGGTACAGAGCGAGCCCGATTGGCGCGCCGCCCGCGAAGAAATCAGCATGAAGATCCTGGCGTTGAACGAACTGCTGCACAGCGGCATGCCGTGGGAAGCGATGCTGTCGTGCAGGCATTCGCCGGGAGCCATCGGATCGATCATCGAGGCGGCGGAAATTCGCCGCCAGGAAATGAAGCGCGTGCGGCACGAGCCGAACCCGCCGCTTAGCGGCGGCCCGGCCGCGCGCGCTTGGTCGCGTGAGAGTTCCAAGTGAATTCCGTTGCGGGCGATCTGTTCCAGGCCCGGCAACGGTAACTGAGGCGCGTCGGTAAGAGGCATCGCCCTAACCAGCCCCTTACTACCCGCGGTCATGCCGAGAACCGGCGCGCCTCTTTTTTCGGGAGACACCACCCATGTCACACGACACCCTGGCGGGAATGAGAACCTTCACGAACCCGCGCGATGAGCAGACCGTGCGATTGTTCAACGCCATGCCGGTCAACGACCGGCTCGAATATCTCTATCGCATCGCGATGACGACCGACCGCATGCTTCAGGTCATGGCATTGAGCGGCGACATGGCATCGCTCGGCCTGCATGTGCAGGAGATCGAAGGCGCGGTCGGCAAGCTCGGCCGCACGCTCGACAACGACGTGCAGCGCATCGACCGCGCGCTCAAAGGACTCGCCTACGAGATCGAGGAAGCGAAGCGGAGGCCGTGATGAAGAAGTATCCGCCGCACGACGCCAACGGGTTCTATCTGATGAATGGACAGCCGCAGCCGGGTGCCTGCTACGGCCGGGCCGAGCCGCCGGATGAAGAACAGGTCGAGACGGCATATCGATACCTGTTGCAATTGACCCCGACGAAGAAGGCGCGCGTGTCATCGTACCATCTCAAGCACCGCGCAGAGAATTGGGGGAAGCGCTGGGGCGGTTCGACCTATGTCTCGAACGGCGCGTTGATCGAAGCGGCAATCCGCCTGGGCTTGGTGATCAGGCCATATGGGATCAATGCCAACATCGGCGTCTCGCAGCGCGAGGTCCGAGCGCTGAAGCAAAGAGACGAGCGATGACGCGGCGCTTCAAACTCACCGAGCATCAATTCGAGATCCTGCTCGCGGTGGCGCAGTCGAGAGAGTTCAAGACGCTGATCAGCGAAGTGGATCTGATGGTGGACCGCGGGCTCCTCACCGTCGCCGACCAAAGGAAGATGGGCGAACACGAAACCCAGTACGTCATGCAGCTGACGCCAGCCGGGCTCAGCTGCCTGAAAGGATGGCCCGACCATGTCAAACGCCCGTAACGGGAACCGCGTCATCGATAAGGCGATGGCGAAGATTTGCGCGGTCGCCGGCGAGGGGCATCCGCTCCTGGCCTATGCCACGGTGATCGGCACGACGCGCGGCCTTCGCACGCTGTGGCGCGGCAACAATACCGACATGGCGAATATGGCGCGCTGCATGCTTCGACAATTGGCGGAGGGGCCCAAGCACAGTTGCTGCACATCGTGCGACGCCGCGGTAGACGCGGCGAAGGCCGCGATGGATGTCTTCGATCTTTGGATGGAAAAGCACGGGACCGGGGAGCCACTGCATTGAACAGCGTCAACCCCGACGCCGTCGTCTGCGTCCACGCCGACGCCAACGCCGTCGCTATCGCCGACGCCTACGCCGCCGCCCAGGTCCGCGCCGTCGTCGCCGCCTTCGCCAACGCACCGACGACGCCAGCGTTCCCGTCTCCGCTCCGCCACCGTCCCCGTCTCCGTCGTCGCCAACCGCATTGCCGCCGCCGCCGCTTGCGCCAGCGCCTGCGCCTAAGTCCCCCTCAACGTCTTCGCCAACGTCTCCGTCTGAGCCAACGCCATTGTCTGTGTCCCCGCATCGTCTCCGCCACCGTCATCGCCGACGCCTTCGTCCACCTCACCTCAACGTCTAGGAGAACACCATGCTGATGACAGCCAACATCCAGTGTCATTTCGACAAGGGCTATATCGCCAATCCCTACTGGGCCGCCATCGACCGGCTCATCAACATCCAGAAGAAGAGCGGCATCAACCGCGCCAAGTCCGATGCCAAGCGGCGTCGAGCGCTCGAAGAGCATCTCAAGATGATCGGCATGTCGCTCGCCGATTACGAAGCGCTCGAAAAGGAAGCGAGCGAACCGTTCTATCGCGACAAGACCGGAGCCATCATCATCCCGCAAAATCAGGTCGAGGCCTTCTTGGTGGCGACGTGCCATCAGGTGAGTTCACAGATGCGGCCATGCGAGCCGGATCAGGTGCGCTCGCGCTTCGTTTGCTGCGACTGGGAGACAGGCAAGAAGGAGCAGGACGGTGTCTTCCAGCGCTTCGTCACGGTGACGAGCGGCACCGGCAACAAGCTCTCCAATCAACGCGGGCTTAGAACCAATCCGTTCATCTCGCACTTCGTGGCGCATGGCGGGATCAGGTTCGATGCCGACTTCGTAGATGCCGCCACGCTCAATCAAGCGATCAAGTGGGGCGGGATGTTCGTGGGCATCGGTGCCAGCCGGAAGATGGGCTGGGGCCGCTTCAGGCTTGCGAGCTTCCAAGTCGAACAGGTTCTCGATCAGGCCGCGGAATGAATTGCTCTTCGCCGCAGTCCACGCCTCAGTCGCCGACAACGGCTCCGTCTGGGCCTGCGTCCACGCCATCGCCAACGTCTCCGTCCACGCCATCGCCAACGTCTCCGCCAACGTCTCCGCCAACGTCTCCGCCTGCGGCTTTGTCATCGACCCCGCTTGCGGCTTTGTCATCGACCCCGCCGTCGCCCTCGCCATTGTCCCCGGCAACGGCCGCGCCAGCGTCCCCGTCACCGCCGCCGCCTACGCCGCCGCCGCCTGCGATGTCGGCGACATCGTCCCCGCCGTCGTCTTCGTCCCCGTCTGCGCCAACGCCAACGAGTAACCCCGATGAGCTTCTATCAATCACTCTTCCTCGCACGACTTGGGTGGCTCTATGTCGTTTTGGTTTTCGTGGCGGCTCGGGCTTTGACCGGCTGAGCCCGGCCGAGTTCGCTGCGCTCCTCGAAATCCGCGCCATGCTCTACGAGCTAATAGGACAATGATCTATCTGCTGTCCGCGACGCTGATCATTGTCGGGCTCATCATCGTGGGCTTAGGCTATCGACGCCAGAAGCGCCGCCCGACCGAGCGACTGTTGAATGAAGAGACGCTTGGCGTCGCGCTCATCCTGGCCGGGCTTTGGACCCTTGCAGGCTATGCAATCGTAGAGGTGCTGCGACCCTAGATGTACCCGACCCGCAACCGCGGCGGCGAGATCAACGATATGCTGCGGCAGAGGGTGGAAGGTTTGGTCGATGCGCTGCATCTCGACTTCCGCCGCGACGGGAAGGATCTCTGGGTCAAGGATCATCGCCGCGCCGATGGCGGCAACTACACAAGCTTCGCCATCGATACCCGCAAGGGGATGTGGAAGGACTTCTCCGAGAACAGCTACGCCCGCAACAGCGGCGGCGATCTCATCGGACTCATCGGCGAGTTTTTGTTCGACGGCGTCGCCGACGACAGGAGACGCAACGCGGACGCCTACGACTGGGCTGCTTCATGGGTGGGCATCGATGACGCCAACAGCATCGCGCCTGATCCCAAGCGCACCGCAGAGCTTCTCAGACGCCGCCGCGAACAAGAGCAGGCCGATGCCGACCGAGACGCGCACCATCTCCGCATCGCGCACGCGATCTTCCTGAACGCCAAGCCGCTCGACGGCAGCGATCCGGCGTCGCTCTATCTGCTGTGGCGCGGGCTCGATGTGACGAAGCTTCCAGGCGGGCCGCCGCGCGCGCTGCGCTTCGAGCCGCGCTGCCTCGCCAAGCCCGAGAACGTCGAACTGCCTGCAATGGTGGCCTGCATGTCGGGCCCGGCAGGCGACAAGACAATGGCGGTTCATCGCACCTACCTCGAGTTCGTCAACGGTGTCTGGCGCAAAGCCTGGAAGGGCGTGAAGCGCGACGGCAAGCCGGTGCCCGCCAAGCGCGTGCTGGGCAAGTTCAGCGGCCGCAGCATCCGCCTCACCAAGGGCGTGTCGAACCGGCCGCTCGCGACGATGCCAAAGGACGAATGGCTCTACCTCGCCGAGGGCATCGAGAACGCACTCACCGTCGCGCTCGCAATCCCCGAGGCGCGCGTCCTGGCAGCTGGGGCTGCATCGAACCTGGGCACCGTCTGGTTGCCCGAACAAATCGGCGGCGTGTGCATCGTCGCTGACAACGACACCAACACCACCGCGGTCAAAGCGCTCGACCGGGCGATGGATCAGTTAGCCGAGCGCGGGATCGAGCCTGCTGTCGTGCGTACCGAAAGCGGCTTCAAAGACATCAACGACATGTTGACTGGGGTGGAACGTGACAGACGAAACGGATCCGAAAATTGTGAACCTGAACAAGGTGCGAGAGGCAGCGCAGAAACCGGAGCGGCCGAGGCGCAGCAGGAAGAAAGCGGCGAGCGGCGGTGAGCCGCCGCCGCCCATGCCGCCTAAGCCAGCGACGCCGACCGAGCTTCCGCACGACTGTCCGGTGAGATGCTTAGGCCGCGAAGGCAAGACCTACTACTTCCTCGATGCGTGCAAGCATTTCATCGACACGCCGGTCAGAGAGATCAGCCGCAACCTGATCACAGCGCTGTTCGGCGGCGAGGAATACCTGATCGAGTGGTGGCCCGACTACATCGAGGTCGATGGGCAGTGGGTGCCGTCGAAGCACAAGTGGCAGCATGGCGCGCTCATGCCGATACTGGTGAAGACGTGCCAACGGATGGGTGCGTGGAACCCGAAAGAGAAGATCCGCGACGTCGGCGGCTGGCGCGAGGAAGATTGGACGCTCGTCTTTCACCAGGGCGATCTGCTCTACACCAGCAAGATCGGCGAGCCCAAGGCAGGCATCGGCCTGCGCGGCAAGCTCCTCTACCCAGCTGCACCGGCACTACCCGAGCCTATCCGCAATGTGATGGTCGAGGGCGGTGAAGACGCGAACGGCCAGTGGGGCCCGAACGATTGGGCCAAGGTGCAAGGCCCAGGCGCGCGCATCATGCAGACGCTGGTGACGTGGAATTTCGAGCGGCCGTTCAACGATCCCATCCTGATCCTGGGCGACATCGTCTGCGCGATGCTCGGCGGCGCTCTCGAATGGCGGCCGATGATGTGCATCACCGGGGACTCACGCACCGGCAAGTCATCGCTGCTCGACGGCATCAAGGCGATTATCGGCCAGGGCGCGTACATCAGTTCGGGCAACGCAACGCGCGCCGCCATCGCCACGCTGATCGGCAACTCGACCAAGCCGGTGATCCTCGATGAATTCGAGAGGGGCGACGACGACAAGGTCCACGCCGCGATCACGCAGTTTATGACGCTGTCCTCGTCGGGCGAGACGCTCGACCGCGGCACGCCTGGGGCCGAGACGCACACCTTCCAGGCGCGCAACTGTTTCATCCTGAGTGCGATCAATCTGCCGACGCTGCGCGCCCAGGAACTGAACCGGATTTTCACTATCGACCTGAAGAAGCTCGATCACCCGGTTGGTCCGCGCGATCCCGATGCGCCCGGCGACACGCACAAGGTCTGGGGCTCGCTCTCGGAGTTGACGAAGATCGGCCGCCAGCTTCGTGGGCGTCTGCTCGACCAGTGGCACAGGTGGCGCGACACGCTGCGGGTCTATCAGGAAGAGTTGAGCTTGCAGGGGCACGACCGGCGCTCGGCAGATCAGTTCGGCTCTGCGCTCGCGGGCTATGACTTAGTGATGTTCGATGAGATCGATGAGGTGCGCGTGCGCGCCCTGGTGTCATGGTTCAAGCCCAAGGAAGTATCCGAGACGGCGGAGGTCAAAGGCCAGGGCGAGCGCTGCCTCGATCACATGCTGGAGCAGACTCTCGGGCTGACGCGCGGCGGGCCGCAGCAGACGCTCGGCAAATGGATCCAGCAATCGCGCCACGGGTTCGGCACCAAGGAAGGCAGCGATGCCGATGAGGTGCTGGCGCAGATCGGTTGGGCAGTCGGGCTCAAGAACGGGTTCGTGGAAGGCCTCGATCCGGCCGACGATGAATGGATGGTCGCCATCGCGACATCGCATTCCGGCACGGCAAAGTTGGTCGAGGGCACCGGCTGGCACACCAAGGCAGGCGGCACGTCCGGTTATGTCGATGTGCTGAAGCGCCTGGAGGGCGCGATGCTGCATCGGCCGAACGGCGAGCGCGTCCGCATCCGCATCGAGAACCGCAAGACCTATGTCGTGCTGATCCCCTACCGGCTGTTGTTTGGATGAGGAGAGATTGCCCATGACGCTATCGCCTGAAGAAACAAAGCGTGTCGAGAACCAGCGTGCCGCAACCGAGTGGCTGCAAGGCAAGATACGCGAATGCAACAAGCGCTTCGATTTGAACCTGACGGAATTGATCGAGGTCGAATTCCGCGTGCTGCTCGCGAGCATGACCGCGCTCGCAGTGGTCGAGATGGTCACCAGAATGACGGGCGGCGATGCCAACAAGGGATGAACAGTTCGATCTGTTCGTCGCACAACAGGCGCGCGATGCTGGCCTGTCGTTGGTCGAAGAAAACAACCCGGCGTTCAGGGCCGAGTTCGCCGCGACCATCGACCAGCTGCCCATCGGGTGGGTCGGCACATGCGAAGACATCCGCCGCGACTGGAAGGGATCGACGCCGACGCATCCTAACGCCTGGGGCGCGTGCTGGAACGCCGCCAAGAAGCGCGGCCTGATCTTCGAGCTCTCGGGGCAGGTTCACATGACCGCGAGCAAATCGCACGCCCGCAAGACGCATCTCTATCGGCGCGTGACGCCGGATCTGGAATTGGAAGGAGGTGAGCCAAGTGCCATTGAAACCAGGGAAGAGCCAAAAGACCATCTCATCGAACATCCGCGAGATGAAGAAATCGGGCTACCCGCAGAAGCAGGCAGTCGCGGCCGCGATGCGGAAGGCAGGCAAACCGAAACCTCGAAAGAAGTAGGAGGTGGGATGGACACCGCTACACGCGAGCAAAGCGACTAAAAGAAAAACCCCGCCAGGAGTGGTGTCCCTGGCGGGGTTCTAGGCAGGCGGCGGCTTAGACTAGAGGCTGGGCCGCCGCCTGTTCTTTCGTCTCGACACCGCAATCATGCACAGCGTTGATCAACCGGCTGTGATCGAGCAGGAGCTTGGTCAGTGCGGCCTTGCTCACCTTGACGGTGGCGGAGGTCGAGCGCACCCGGTCGAGGTCCGCGTGCAGGCTCTCGAAGTGGTCCTGGGTGCAAACGAGTTGTAGGGGCTTGCTCATCACTCGGCCTCCTTCGCGGCGAGAAGTTCAGGATGGTTGGCGCGGTAGACGCTGAGCCGTGCGGCACACGCGGCGCGCTGCTCGTCCGACATCTTGCGCTTGGGCTTGAAGCGCACCCGGTGCTTCTTCATCGCGTCCCTGAGTGCGCGCTCGGCGATGCCGCCCAGGACGATACGGGTGAGCGTCAGGTAGGTTTCACAGAACTGCCAACCGTGGCTGGCGATGTCGCTGCCATAGCCGAACTTGCGGCGCGTGAGGGTGTGCGCGAGTTCGTGGATCACGACATCGCTGCGCCGCGCCCACAGCGGGATCTTGATCTCGACGGCATTGCCGCACGCCTTACGGCGGCCGCGACCATCGCCGACGCGGGGCACGCCGCGGATGAGCGCGCTCGGGAAGGCGGCTTGGAAACGCTTCGACGCCCAGAGATCGGCGACAAACTCTTCGACGTCTTTGACGCCGGGCAGCATCGTGGCGAAGGGCTTGAGGGCGTTGTCGGCGAGATAGACGCGGCTGCGTTGGCTGTCTCTTGCACGCATGTGACTTGGTCCTTTCAGGTGTGAGCGTCGGTCCATCCAACGCACAACGATCATACCATGATCTGAAAAGGCACCTTCGAGATGAGCCCGATTCACGGGCACGAAACGCATGTTGTCTTAGGAAAACTCACAGTTGGTGCGAAACGAAAAATATGAAAACACTGGGGTTCGATGCATCGCGAAACAGGCGAATTCGCGAAGTCGCATCAACAACGACGGGCTCAAAATGTGCGGCACCAGGTCGCAGTTGTGAGTTTTTCAATAGGTCGCCGAGCCGCGCAAAATCGCGTGCGGGGATAAGCTCGCGTGCGGGGATAAGCTCGCGTGCGGGGATAGCAGTTAGTTCGGGATGATGGAAAACAGAAGCTTGGTGATCTTGTAGGGCCCGCGGCACGCAAGGCCGGGCTTGCCATAGACGGCCTTGCCTTGGGTCAATTGCAGAAAGGTTTCACCCATCGCGGCATGGACCATGTCGGGCACATCCGCATCGCGTAGCGTGACGGTCCCGCGCGTTGTCCAAGATTGCCCATCGGCCGCGCTTCCCGTGATCTCAAACGCGAATAGCTGTGACATCGGTTTAGCCCTCCAAGGCCTTGCGAGCGCCATCCTAGCGCGTCCTGGCAGGCAAAAGAAAAACCCCGCGGAGTTACCCGCGGGGTTTCTTGTTCGGCTTGTGTGGGCGCGCTAGGCCTCAATTCGCGCGATGAGCTTTCTGCAACGGTCTAGCGTGCCTAGGACATCTTCACTCTGAGTTTGCACAAACTCCTCATCAAATTCGCCGACTAGGTCTTTCAGATGGCGAAGCAACGCGCGCGCGTCGCTTGCACTAATCGAGCCTTGCGGGCCTTTGCCGGTGTCCAACCAATCCGCACTAACGCCTAGCGCGCGTGCTATAGCGGCAATGTGTTTTGTTGAACCTTTCCCGCCTTCGAGAATGCAGATAGTCGCGGGCACAACGTCAATTGCGCGCGCTAGATCAGATTGCGACCAACCCTTTTTTACGCGGGCTTGGGCAATGCGTTGTCCGACAGTTTTATTATTCACGGTGTCTCGTTCCTTAGTTTGAGTGTTCTAGTTGGTTGGCAAGTTCGTTGGCGTAGGTCCAAGCCTTCATTAGCGAAGTGAAAAGCCTTTGACGCAACGCGGGGCCCCGATGGGTGACAAGCCATTGGGTATGCGGATAAGGCCGCTCAAGTTGGATGCGGACACAATCGCCGCTCTTCAAATTGAGGCGATACAAACCCGCCCTAACTTTACTCAAGTCACGCATTAAAAATCCTTTCAGGTTTTAGGGTTCTAACAGGGGTATCAGAAAAAGGCCCTCATCAGCTAGCGCTTGACGCTAGTATGGCCGCGCCCAGGATGGTCCTGGGCGCGCCATTTCGGGCTTAAGCGGCGTGGGCGCGTTCGTAGGCCCCTTTCCCCTTCCCATGCGCTACGATGGCAATATTGACTTTGGCTTTCGCGCTAGTCCCAAAGCACGCGCGGCACGCAAAGCATTTGGGATGGACCCAACCCGCGGGCCTAGTCGCAATGATCTCATCCGATGCCGGGCAGGCGATTTCGTTCTCTAATAGGGGATCAAACTCGCCACGCATGCGGAAGCAACGCCATCCGGCCGCGGTAGCGTCGGCGAAGTCCTGGGCGGTATCACAGGACGCCATACAGTAGCGCTTGAAGTCAGCAAACGCGGGGTTGCGCCATTGATGGATGTAACCCGTTCCTTTGGTGACATCGGCGAGCGCATTGGCCCAAACCGCAAAGGGCGCGGCCGATGGATCACCGTATGCGCCGAGACGCACAACGCGTCCCGCGAGAATTTCGCGCGCGCGTTCTGGCGTGACGCGCGGAATATTCCCGCGCTTGTAGGCCTCCCAAACCGCGACAACGGATTTTGCTACGTCAACGTAGCAAATCCGCTCTTCCCATTTTTGCGTCACAGGATTGTAGACGCCGCGAGCCGGGCAATTCCCGCAGATGGAAACATCGGCCCCGCGCGCGATTGCTTCGAGCGGGTGAATATCCTGGCGAAGGATAAAGGTTTGGATCATAGGCCCGGTCTTCTCATTCGTGCTTTCGCGGACAATGCACGTTGCAATGACAACGATAGGCGCGCCATCGAGCATGCTCGGGCCTTCATACATAACAAACGAGTTTGGCGTGCCGCGCGGGACCGCATGGTTGCGGCGCTTGACGGTTTTTCTAGGCTTGGACATCTGTAAAAATCCTCACAGGGTTGGACATAAGTCCGCCACCTATAAAAAATCTCACAGCCAAGCGCAAGCAAAAAAAAAGGCCCGCGAGCAATCGCGGGCCCAACCAACGCGCTAGCGCTGATCTAATAACCGGCTTTCTTTTTGGCGGCCTCATAGCCCACGGGTTCTTTGCCATCGCGGATTAGGGCGCGGTCCAAGGCCCCCGCTTCGTTGCCCAAGCGCCAGCTATCGCGGATGGACATGCTCCCCTTGGGAGCGCCACGGGCAACGCCGTTCAAGCCTTCGCTATATCCGATGTCAAACCAATCCATGATGAGCGCTCCTAGCGGTTAAGTTCGGCGACAGACAGAACAACGGAAAGGCCGCCAAACATCAGCGCAAAGATTGGTTGATGGGTGGCGATACCCGCGAGGGCCCCGACAACCCCGAAAAAGAGAAAGCCCAGGACCGCGTTAAACCTAGTCGAATTCATAGACAGTACCTTTCAGGTTTGAGTCACAACGCGTCACCTATAAAAAATCTCATATCACTACGCAAGCCCACAGCTATAAAAAATCTCATAGCTCGAGTCCCGACCCATTGCGGGGAAGCAAATAAGCGCAAAGTTTGGCGCATGCGGTCTAGGAATTGAGGCTCCAGACCATCGTCTAGCCCAGCTTAAGTCGTTGATATCATTATATAAAAGGCGATTTTTAGGCTCTGGTCTAGCGGTCTAGCCAAACATATATCTCTCCTTACAGGTGCATGCTCACATATGTGCTAGCGCTTCCGCGCGTATATGTGGGTATGGACCACTAGACCACTACTTCATTTTTCTAAAAAAAGACCATGATAACAAGGGGTTATGTTGGTCTACTTGGTGGTCTAGAGACAATAAGTCTAGACCGGGGAAGAAGAGCTAAGGTTCTGAGATCACAGCGGAATTAAATATGGGGTTGTATCCTGGGAGTGCCGTGGGAGATGCCGGGAGGCTTGGCAAGCGGCGCATAGAGCGGCGCGAATATGCGCCGCTTGCGCGGCGGGTTTGGGAGCGTCGCAACGCCTACCCAAGGGGATGCGTTCTGGCGCAAGCGCTTGAATTGACTGGCGTTTGCGGATTAGTCCGAGCGGATGGTCCGAGACGCATCGGAGAAACCGCGGAATTCCGCCATTTCGGCCGCGTGCCGCTTGGGCTCGGCGCTCGGGCCCGCGTCCGATCACTCGGGCACCCTACCCCGCGTTTCGCGTAGCGATCCGCCCCGCGCTCTCAGTCGCTGTGCTTTATGGAACTTTCGGGAGGTTCTTGACGAACGGTCATTCTTGGGCGCGTAGAATGTGGGTGCGGGTGAGGACACCGCTCCCGCGTCCGGTTTTTTTTGGACGGCTCCAGTGAGCGGTGAGAAGCGCGCCCTAGAAGTAGCCCTCGATGCCTACGATCCGCCGCCGGTCGAGAACCAGCTGGAGTTGCTCGGCCTGCCGGTGAACGAGAAGGTGGCCGAGGTCCGCGTGCGAACCGGCAAACCTGGGCGGCCGCCCGGCGTCCCGAACAAGCGCACCTCCGAAATGGCCGCGTACTTGCTCAGCCGGTATTCTCACCCGCTGGAGCGCCTCGCGCAGATCTGGTCGGCCGGAACCGAGGAACTCGCCGCCTCGCTCGGCTGCTCGAAGACGGAAGCGCTTCAGGAGCAGCGGCTCGCGATCACCGCCGCGCTGCCCTACCTCCAGGCAAAGCTACCGCTCGCCGTCGATCTCACCAACCACAAGGTCATCAACCTCAACATCATCGAGCCCAAGGAACACGACCCGCACGCAGGCGAGGGCGACGGCATGACGCTCACCTTGACAGCGACCGTCGTGAAGGAATTGGAAGACGAGGTCGATGGCAGCTGAAGAGTTGAACCTCGACTGGGAAGCGCCGGGCCCTGTGAGCTTCCGCTTCATGCGGGAAACAAAATTCGTAAATTTGATCAATGGGCCTATAGGGTCGGGGAAAACGCGCACCTGTCTGATGAAGGCAATCCGGTTGGCGATGGCGCAGAAGCCGTCGAGCAAAGACGGCAAACGCAAATTCAAGCTCGTCGCCATTCAGGAAAATTACAGGCAGCTGCATCGTGCCACAATCCCGTCAATCCACAAGCTCTTGCCGCGCTCCTACGGCGACTTTAGCGGCGCAGAGAATGCGCCGTCGAAATTCAACCTGACGTTCAACCTGAAGGACGGCACGACGGTTGAGCTTGGCATCGATCTTGTCGCGGTCGGCGAGAACGCGGTCGAGGACGTGATGCGCGGTTACGAGATGACCGCGGTGTGGTTGATCGAGTTGGATCTGCTGGCGCGCGAGGTCTACCAGTACGCGCGCGGTCGCGTCGGCCGCTTCCCCGACATGAGCGAGGGCGGCCCCAGCTGGTACGGCATCATCGGCGACTGCAATGCACCGGAAGAAACCTCCTGGCTCTATCAGGACATCTTCCGCAACCCGCCTGACGACGTGATGCTGCTGCGCCAGCCGAGCGGGCTCGATCCGCAGGCCGAGAACCTGAAAAACCTGCCGCCCGACTACTACACCATCCAGATGCGCGACCAACCGCAATGGTACGTCGAACGCATGATCCGAAATCGGCCGGGCTTCTCGCGCACCGGCAAGCCGGTGTTTCCCGAGTACAACGAAGGCCTGCATCGCGCCGCGCATGTGCTGGAGATGGTGCCCGGCATCCCCCTGCGGCTAGGCTTCGACGCGGGTGGGTCGCCCGCGTGCGTGATCGTGCAGAAGCTCGCGAACGGCAAGTGGCGGATCCTGCGCGAGATCGTGACCGAGCAGGGGACGGGACCGATCCGGTTCGGCCGCATGGTCGCCCAGGTGCTGCACGACGAATATCCGAGCGCCCACAACATCAAGGGCTGGGCCGATCCGTCCGCCGCTTATGGCGCGGACAAGCAGATGGGCGAGGCGTCGTGGATCGAGATCGTCGCGTCGGAGTGCGGCATCCAGATCGAGCCCGCGCCGACGAACGCGATCATCCCGCGGCTCGAAGCGATAAGGCGACCGCTCACCCAGCTGATCGACGGCGAGCCGGGGCTCGAATTGAGCATGGCCTGCACCGTGCTGAACGAAGGCTTCAACAGCGGCTATCGCTACCGGCTGATGCACGTCCCCGGCGCGCCGCGCTACGACGAAGTCCCTGAGAAGAATCAATTTTCGCATCCGATGGATGCGCTCGGTTATGTGCTGAGCGCAGGCGGCGAGGATCTGGAAATCCGCGCCCGCCACGAACGCTGGAGTATGGCGAGCAAGGGAACCCAGGCGGAATTCGAGTGGGAGCCCTTCGCAACCTAGTTGACAGAACCGTGTCAACAGGAGTCACACTCCCCGCTCCATCCAAGCTAGTGCGTGAGAGCCAATGGCGAAACTCGGCGACCGAGTGACGTTCACAGCCCCTTTGCTGCATCACACCGAGACGGTGAAGGACGGCAAGATCATCGGCGGCTCGATCTACTGCGACGATCAATACGAATTCGCCGCCATCGTTGGAAAGCTCTACGACGTGATCGAGCCGGAAGAGGACATGCCTGAGGGCAGCGGCAAGCGCGTGCAACTCGCCGATATCTTCCTGCTCGTGCCCGGCAAGGTCGGCCAGTGGGTCAAGGGTATTCGCGAAGGCACGCAGGCAGGAGAATTCAAGGTCGTCAAATGACCGTGGCATGCGGCAGCTGCGATTTTTTCATCGCGCCGAAAGCGGCCCCTGAAGGTGCTGACGCCAGCCATCCGGTTTTCAATTTCGGCCGCTGCAAACGCTTCCCCCCGACCGTCGAGAAGAACGCCAGCGATTGGTGTGGCGAGTATTCGCACGGTCGCTTCCAGAAGGAGGGCACAACCTTTGGCTGACGAACTTGGCACTAGGATCCGCGCGACGCAGCCTTGCGAGCGCATCGATCAAGGAAGCTACACCCGGCTCTTCACCCGCGATCTCGGGATGCAGAAGCTCGTCACCGACAACTTCACGTTCGCGCCCGCGGGCACGATCACCGGCACGGTGAGCGAGTTTCTGGTCTTCGCGGTGTGGGATCCCATCGAGGTCTACGGCACCAACCAGAACGACGGCTTCTTCACGATCATCGCTATCGACGGCAGCGGCACCTTCATCACGGTCGATCCGCCGCCGAAAGCGGAAGGTCCGGTCAGCTGCTCGATTAGGACGCGATAAAGTGGCAGAGGAGATTGGCACCCGCATTCGCTCGACCCAGCCGAACAATCGGATCGATCAGGGTATGGAGACACGCCTCTACACCCGCGACATGGGCATGACGAAGATGGTGCTGGATCTCTTGACGTTTAATAGCGCCCAGGCGCGCATCACCGGGCTATCGGGCGAGTTCACACCCTTTGCTGTCTGGGATCCCATCGAGTGCTTTGGGGCGCAATTCAACAATGGCTATTTCACCATTCTCTTCATCGATGCCACCGGGACTTACATCACCGTCGATCCGCCGCCGGTCAATGAGGGGCCGGTCGCTTGCATAGTGCGGACGACATAATCGAGGAGGTCGCAATGGCAGTTATCGTGATTGTTCTCTTCCTGGCGGCGCTGGTCTGCTTCCTGCTGTCGGCATTCAACGTGCCGACATCGCCGCGGCTCAATATCCTGGGGCTCGGGCTCTTTTTTCTGACGCTCGCACTCGCCACTCCGATGATGAAGGGGATCTAAAGATGCCCGACTATCTTCCCTACACGTTCGACATCACCGTGCAGAACGCAGCGCAGGCGAGTTTCGACAGCAAGGGCGCGATCACGCTGCGCTATGGCGCGGACGATTTTCTGCCAATGGTCCAGCGGGCGATCACCCGCGCCTTCGATGACGCGGCGAACGGTGCTGGCGGCATCCCCGGTCCTTACCAAATCACCAGCTTGACGATCATGGCAGCGAGCTAATGGCCGAGTACGATCTGCGCGCGAATTTCTATCTCTACGCTCCAGGCGTCGTGCCGACATCGGACAGCGAGGCCGCGATGGCCGCGCAGTACAAGGCCAACGGCAACCGGCTCGTGACCCAGGCCCAGGTGCTGGCGATCTGCGGCGGGACGCTGCCGCCGCAGCCCAATCCGCTGCCGCGCTTCGCCGACAGCAATCCCGATCCGCGCGACGGTTGGTCCATCGAGCGCAGCGAGGCGGTGACCTATGGGTGAGCAATGAGCTTCTCTCCGAGCATTCCGGCGCGCGCCGCGCCATCGGCTCCGAACCCGAACGATCCGAATATCCAGGCGGCGGCACGGGCGGCGTCGGTCAACGCGCAGAACATGTACGGCCGCAATCAGACGCTGCTCACATCCGGCATGGGCGATACGACCGCGCCGAGCATCGGCAAGAAAACGATACTGGGTGGATAGATGGACGATCAGGATCTCGCGCGCGACGTGATCCATGACTGGGAAGAGCGCGATGCTATCGCCGGTCAGACGCTGACCCATTGGCAGCAGATCACGAACTACATGGATCCGAACCGCGCGGACTACACGACCTATCGCTCGCCCGGCCAGAAGCGCATGACGTGGGTCTACGACAGCTATCCGCTGTGGGCCCGCGAGCAATTCCGCGCCGCCTGCCATTCCTTCCTGACATCATCGACGCTGCTGTGGTTCAACCTCGCGCCCGACAACGACCGCATCAACCAGATCTATCGCGTGCGGCAGTGGCTCGATGCGGCGACGCTGGCGCTCTACGCGATCTTCAATTCCGCTCGCTACAATTTTGCGTCGCAGAGCCAGGAGGTCTACGACGACGTTGCCGCCATCGGCACCGCGTGCATGGGCATCATGGAAGGCAAGGAAGGCATGCCGCTGTTCACGACGCGGCACATGCGCGAGTGCCGCTGGGCGGTGAACGACGAGGACCGGGTCGATACCCTGTCGCGCAAATGGCAATGGACGGCACGGCAAGCGGTGCGCTGCTGGGGCAAGAAGGCGGGCGAGAAGGTCTTCAAGGCCTATCAAGACGATCACGGCGACCGGAAGTTCTGGTTTCACCACCGGGTGCAGCCGCGCAGAAACCGCGATCCGCAGCGCGCCGACAAGCTGCACATGGCCTTCGAGAGCGTCTATGTCGGCGAGGAAGATCACAACGTCGTCAGCGTCGGCGGCAACAACGAGTTCGTCTATCTGACGCCGCGCTTCTCGGTTTCGTTCAACGAAGTTTATGGCCGCGGACCCGGCTCGACTGCTTTGCCAGATGTAAAAATGCTTAATGAGGGTATGCGCCTCGTCGTCAAGGCATCGCAGAAGACCATCGATCCGCCGCTCGAAGTGCCAGATAACGGGTACATCGTGCCGATCAGGACTGTGCCTGGTTCGCTGATTTTCCGCCGCCCAGGGCTGCGCCCCGACGACCGCATCAGCGCGCTTCAAATGGGCACCAACATTCCGCTCGGCGAGGACATGCTGAACGCGCTTCGCACGGCTATCGGGCGCGTGTTCTTTGTCGATCTGCTGCACATGCCGAGCGATCCGCAAGACCCGGCGAGCGAAGGCAAGGGCTCGACCGCGACCTACTGGCAGCAGCGCCGCGACAAAGAGATGATGGCGCTATCGCCTTTCCTGGCCCGCATGAACGCGGAGTGGAACGGCCCATTGATCGACCGTTGCTTTGCGCTTCTGTGGCGCAAGTCGAAGTCGATGAAGTTCGGGCCAGGGTCGCCGTTCCCTCCGCCGCCGCCCGAACTCTCGGGGCAATCGCTGCATGTCGAGTACACCTCGCCCATCGCGCTCGCGCAGCGGTCGAGCGAGAACGACGCCATCGACCGGCTGCTCCAGCGCCAGCTGCAACTGCGGCAAATCGATCCGCAGTCGCCGCTGATCATCGATGTCGAGTGGATCATGCGGCGCACCCAGCTCGACGTGAATGCGCCCATCGGCGCGCTCAAGTCGCCGGAAGTGATGCAGCAGGAAGCGCAGCAGAAGGCGCAGGCCGAGCAGGCGGCAGCGCAGCACGCCCAGCTGCAAAGCTTCGCCGACGCGGCGCAGAAGGGTACGGCCGCAGTCAGCAATCTCGCCGACGCGAACGCGACGATGCAAGGCGGCGGCGGCGGCCCGGCCAACGAGAACGCGCCACCGGCAGCGGCGGCAGGCGGGGGCGGGCCATGAAGATCCCGATTGTCGAGCGGCAGTGCGATCACATCGTGTTCCTGCATCTGCATTGCCAGAACTCTCCGAGCCGCGCGCCCAGGCTCGTCGTTTGCTCGAAGACGCCTTGGCGGCCGGATCATCGCCCTTTGAAAATGTTCACAACCCTGCATTACTGCGAATGGCATACCGGCGAACTGAAAGCGGAAGACTTCCTCCAGCCCAGGATCATCCACGACTTCGAGGAGGCAGCGAAACGGAAGCGTCCGCTCGATTTCGTGTGCGACTTCGACATCTACGATCCAACGACCGGCAAAGGCGGATGCCTGCTGGAGTACGTCCTCGTGACGACACCAGAGTATCGCCGCTTCGAGAAAGCTCTTGGCGTTGGCGGTAAGTTGCGCGCCGCGCTCGGCGTGCGGAGGCTCGCGGGATGAGCATCAATGTTCAAACTGCGCGCGAAGCGATTGGTAAGGCCCTCAAGGGCTTTCAGCGGCGCGCGGCGATCTCCCAGGCCTATCACGCCGTCTACGAGACGCCTGCCGGGCGCACCATGATCCACGATCTGATGCTGAAGGGCGGGATCCTCGAAACGTCGGCGGACGCGAGCGACAGCCGCTTCTATGAAGGGCGTCGCTCGCTGGCGCTGGAGATCTGCAAGGAGTTGCGCTGGAGCGAGAGCGAGATGATTGCCCTGGCGCGCGAAACGACCAAGGACGACTTGGAGAGATTGGTCGAATGAAGAAGGCGTCGAAACCGACCGCGAAGATGCGCGCTGCCAAGAGGCCGGTCGTGCGGACGGGAGAAACCGTGACCCAGATAGCGGTGACGAGCAATGCCTATGGCGGCAGCGGCCGCGTGATCGAAAGCGTCACGGCTTTGTGTGCTGACGGGACTATCTGGCGTTACCCGATGGTCGGGGCCGATCCCGAGAACATGGTGTGGACCCAGATCCCGGCCATCGGCACGACTGGTAAAACCTCACCCAAGGAGTGAAAGCAATGCAAGTAGGTCAGACATTTCTCGCGACGATCACGATCCTGAGCGCGCCACCGGGCGGCGGTGAGCATCCCGAGCATCCGATGGTTCCTCCGGGCGGATATCCGAAACCGGAACATCCGATTGTCTATCCGCCTCCCGGCGGTGGTAACGGCGGCAGCGGCGAGTTGCCGACACATCCCATCGTGCCTCCAGGCGGATATCCGAAACCGGAACACCCCATCGTGCTTCCGCCGACGACGCCGCCGGATGCGGGACAACCACCGACCGGGCCGCTCGGTGCGGTCGAGTGGCATACCGTGTGGACCGAGCAGTACGGCTGGGCAATCATCGGTCTTCCAACCGGCGATCACGTCGCCCCGTCGCGGAAGAAGTGACATGACACACCCAGCGACGCACTACCACAAGAAGGCCGCGGAGCATCACCGCAAGGCGGCCGACTTGCACGAGCAGGCCGCCGATCATCACGAAGCCAAGGCGCACGACAAAGCGCGCGAGGCAGTGGCGAAGGCGCACGAAAGCAGCGCAGCTGCAAACGACGCCGCGAGTGCGGCGGCAGCGGCGACACCATCGGGGGCGTAAGCCAATGGCCGACAAAGGCGCAGCAGCGAACCATCGCAAGGCGGCGATGCATCACGATGCAGCGGCGCAGCATCACCGTGAAGCGGCGAAGCAGCAGGAGGCTGGCTCGCCCGACAAGGCGAAAGAGCAAGCCATGCTTGCGATGGAACAAGCGATGCAAGCTCAGTCGGCCGGGCAAGCCGCCCAAGGTGTGTGACGCGAGAGCGGCTCCGCGATCCCTCCCGACGCGGGGCCGCTTCTCTCTAGGAGCGAACGATGAGTGACGCAGGAAAAGCAGCAGCAGCATCACCGCCACCGTCACCGGGAAGCGGCGGCGGCAACGGCGCGGATTGGACGTCGAGCCTGCCGGAAGGCCTGCGCGGCAACGCCGCGTTCAAAGACGTGAAGGATGTCGGCGCATTGGCGCAGAGATACGCGGACACGCAGCGCCCGTTCGCCGAACGCCTGCCCGAGAAGTACAAGAACGATCCGCTGTTCCGCGACATCAAGGACGACAGCGGGCTCTACGATAGCTTCGCCAACGCGCAGCGCTTGGTCGGCGCGGACAAGAACCGCGTCGCGCTCCTGCCCAAGGACGACAAGGATGTCGAGGGCTGGAACAATTTCTATAAGGCGCAAGGCCGTCCCGATACCGCCGACAAATACACGTTCGGCAAGCGTGCCGACGGCAGCGACTACGGCGAAAGCGATGTGAACTTCCAGAAGCAGATGGCTCCCATTTTGCACAAGATGGGCGTCACGCAGCGCCAGCTCGATCTCGGTCGCGGCGACTGGGACAAGCTTCAGGCCGATATCACGGCGGCCGCCGAGGGCACGCGCAAGGCCGACATGGAGAAGGCGACCGCGGCGCTTCGCTCGAAGTGGGGCGGCGACTACGACGGTCACATCAAGGACGCCGACGCAGCGATCAAGCACTACGGCAAGCAGCTGGGCGTCGGCGATCAGTTGACGAAGGAATTGACCGCGAGCGAACTCGGCAACAGCCCGGCGCTGGCGATGATCTTTGCTCATATGGGCGCGCAACTGCGCGAGGACGGATTGCTCGGTAAAGGCGAGGGCGGGTTCGGTGACAAGCCCAGCATGGAACGGGCGAAGCAGATGATTGCGGAGAAGGAAGCAGCATTCCGCGCCAACAAGGACTTCAAGGACAAGTCCGCGCCTGGGCGGCAGGAAGCGCTCGAAGAAATCGCCGCATTGTACGAAGTCGCTTATCCCGCGGAGAGCGCGGAAGCGACGTAGAGGAATTCCAGAGGGGTCGGGTAGCTCGGCAACGGGTCCGGCTCGAAGGTTCGCCGAGCGGGCGTTAAACGCTAGGCACGGGTCCGTGTGGGCGTCGTCATGCGCCGGGACTGGGTAGCTCAGCCGTCAATCCGCAAAAGAGTGGAAGCAACTGTCCGTGGAACGGAGATCCACGGCAACGACGGAGAGCATCAGATGAGTTTTACGGTTTCGGACGCGATGGTGCAGCAGTTCGGAAGCAATGTGCGGCACCTAGCACAACAGTCGGAGGCGCGCCTCCGAGGCAAGGTCATCGAAGAGAACATCACAGGTGACAGTGCCTATCTCGAGCAGATGGCACCGACCGCTGCTAGAAAAGTCACAACGCGACATGCAGATTCGCCGCTGATGAATACTCAGCATCTGCGTCGCCGCGTGGCTCCCTACGACTACGACTACGGCGACTTGATTGACAAACTCGACAAGCTGAAATTGTTGATCGATCCCGAGTCGCAGTATGCGCGGGCAGGCGGGATGGCGATGCGTCGTGGACAGGACGACGAAGTCATCCAGGCGTTTTTCGGGACGGCCTACACCGGCCATACCGGATCGACCGCAATCGTCTGGCCCAATGGCAACAACGAAAGTTCGCCGACCGCACCGGGCGGCACGGTCGTTGCGGTCAACGACTGGAGCTATGGCACTGGCTCCGGCAACGCAGGCCTCACGTTGTCGAAACTGATTTCAGCATCGGTTGCGCTGGATCAGGCGGAAGGCGACGAAGAGGAAGAGCGCTTCATCCTCGTCGGCGGAAAGCAGAAGGGCGATCTGCTGAAGACGACGGAAGCGACGAGCAGCGATTACAACACGGTCAGAGCTCTTTACGACGGAAAAATCGACACGTTTGTCGGTTTTAAGTTTATTCACAGCGAGCGTTTGCAAAAGAATGCGTCGGGTTATTGGCGCGTTCCGGCGTGGCGCAAGTCTGCGATGGGGCTCGGCATCAACCGGGACATCGAGTCTCAATCGGCTCCGCGTCCCGACAAGCGGTTCGCACAGTACGTCTATTGCGACGAGAGCATCGGTGGCGCTCGTCTCGAAGAGGCGAAACTTGTCGAACTCGTTTGCCAGTAAGGAGGACAGACCATGTCAGACAAAAGAAATCCTCCGACGCATCAGGCGAGCGACACGCATCCTGCGGATCCGCATGCGGCATCGCAGGCTTCTACTAAGCCTGATCACACGCAAGTGGCTGGCGACCATCCTGTCCCAGGCCCCGACAGACCGGCGGCGGGTGTGAAGCCCGACGCCACCGATGTCGCGGCTTGGCTTTCTCGTTTCGGAAAGGACGTGCCAGTCCAATTCGCAGCGACGCCAGCAACCCTGTTCGGCACCGAGATGGCGCAAATCACCGGGAACGTCTCCGGTGGCGCGCCGCCGCCTCAAGTGCTGATCCCGACGCTGTTGAACGGAAAGCGGCGCACGTTCGTCGCCAACATTCCGTTCTCGGCGCAGGCGTCTGGTTCGGTCATCGGTGTGGCGCGGCTCCCCGTGCCATACAACATGGTCGGCATCATGGCGCTTCCGAGCGTCTCACTCGGTACGGCGACGATTGCGCTGGGCTCGCCCAGCGACTCGTCCCAGAACGGCTACTGGTCGGCAGCGGGAACGCTGACGGCTCTGACGCCGTCCTGGCTCGGCAATAACGCGTCGATGGGCGTGCCGATCTATGTGGGCTACGACTGCTTGACCGGCCAGCCAGCCGGTTATCAGCCGGGGCATCAGGGTGGTGGTCAGTACGACGACATCATCTTGACGACGGGTGCAGCGGCGTTGCCTGCGTCGGGCAATCTCCGCTTGTTCTTCGATTACATCGTGGACTAGCAGGGAGAGAGTGCGCGCGGGTTAATCCCTTCGATCCGCGCGCCTCTTCGCATTATGGCAGCTGGCGACAGTCAGGTTTCGATCTGCAACATCGGGCTGCTCGCGCTCGGTGTCGATCTCATCACCGACATTCAAGCGGCGCAGCGCCGCGCCATCGTGTGTGCGACATCGTTCGACCGGATCCGGCGCGAGGTTCTCGAAGCCGCACCCTGGCGCTTCGCACTGAAGCAGGCGCAACTCGCGGCCTCAACCGTGACGCCGCCGTTCGGCTATGAGCAAGCTTACAATCTGCCGGGCGATTTCATCACGATGTACATGGACGACGAGAACCAAGACATCGCCTATAAGTGGGAGATCCTGGGCGCGCAGCTGATGAGCAACGCGGGCGCGCCGGTCAACATCTACTACATCGCCGACATCAGCGATCCGAAACTCTTTCCGCCGCTCTTTTGCCGCGTGCTGGGATTGGAAATCGCAGTGCAGAACGCGCTCGCGCTCACCCAGGACACCAAGAAGCGCGAGGAGGCGAAGCAGGCCCTGAGCGATGCCTGGGCGCAAGCCAGGGCGCGCAGCGCGCAGCAAGCGCTGCCGACCGAGTGGGGCGGCGACATTCTCCTGAGAGCCCGGTGGTAGATGCGCTCCGATCTCGACATCACCAACTTCACCAGCGGCCAACTCTCGCCGCGGATGAAGGGACGCATCGATCACAAGGCCTATTTCAACGGGGCCGATACCTGTCAGAATTTCGTCGTCATGCCGCAAGGCGGCGTGACGGCTCGGCCGGGAACGCAGTTCGTGGCGCTGGCGCGCGATCAGAACAACCGGGCGCGACTGATCCCGTTCATCTTCTCGACCATCCAGGCCTACATGCTGGAGTTTTCCTATCTCCGCATCCGGGTCTACATGAACGACGGTGTCGTGCTGTCGGGCGGCGCGCCGGTCGATATCAATACGCCCTATCAAATCGCGGATCTCGCAACGCTGAAGTTCGTGCAGTCGGCCGACACGCTCTTCATCGTCCACCCCAACTACCCGCCTGCCACGCTGACGCGCAGTTCGCACACGAGCTGGACCTACTCGGTGATGCAATTCCGCGACGGGCCATATCTGGATCTCAATAGCGACACGACGAACTACCTCACGCCATCGGGCACGACAGGCTCGATCACGCTGACATGGACGAACACGGTCAACTTGAATAAGGGCGCAGGGCTGACGAATGCCGACATTGGCCGCTCGGTGCGGGTCAAGTGGTACGGCAATTGGGGCTGGGCGGTGATCACAGGGGTGTCGTCGGCGACCGTGGCGACCGCGACGGTGCAGCCCGCAGTGAACAATGGCGCGCAGGCCGGGCTCGACGGCACGACCTGGGCAGCAAATACCCGCTACGAGACGAATGCGATCATCGCCAACGGGGCGGGCTATGGCGGCGTCGGAGCGCAGTACTACGTTGCCGTGTCGGGCGGCACATCGGCTGCATCCGGCGTCGGCCCGCAAGGGTTCGGCACCTCGATCCTCGACGGCTCGGTGATCTGGTCGGCGCTCGGCGCGCGCGGCAATGCCAGCCGCCTTGCGCGCACGACGCAGTACGCGATCAACGACATCGTGCAGTCGCCGACCAACGACTATTTCCAGGCGGTGATGGGCGGCAAGACCGATAGCTCGACCGGCGCAATCCCGGTAGCGGGCGGGCCCGCGGTGCAGATCGACGGCACGGTGCAATGGACTTACATCCCGCCATTCACGTTCCCGACGAAGACGTTGAACTGGGCGCTCGGCACCTGGGGCGGCCCGAACGGCTATCCCTTCACCGTGCGCTTCTGGCAGGAGCGTCTCATGTTCGGCGGCTGCGTTGGCTATCCATCGCGCGTCGAGGGAAGCCAGCCGAACGACTTCACGAACTTCGCGCCGTCGAAAGCGGACGGCACGGTGCTGCCATCGAGCGGCCTCGATTGGCTGATCACCGAGGATCAGGTCAACGCCATCGAGTGGATGATTGGTGCTGGCAGCGCGCAGTCGATGCAGCTGGGCATCGGCACGTCGGGAAGCGAACACATTCTCCAGGCGGGCGGCGCGGGGGCGCAGTATCAAGCGGCGACGCCGACCGCGGTGCAGTCCTATCAGGAAAGCACTTACGGCAGCACCGCGCTGTCGAACCCGCTCCGCATCGGCAAATCGGTCCTGTTCATGGACCGCAGCACGCGCAAGCTCCGCGAGTGGACGTTCGTGTGGCAGATGCAGGGCTACGTCGGCCCCGACAAGCTGCAATTGAGCGAGAACATCAGCCGCGCGCCGACCGGCATTCCGAACTGGGGCAGCGGGCTCTTCGAGCTTTGCTATCAGCAGTCGCCCTATCAGGTCATCTGGTGCAAGCGCGGCGATGGCGCACTGGTGAGCGTGACCTACGACAAGGACGAAGAGGTCTTCGCGCCCGCGGTGCATCAACTGGGCGGCAGTCTGCAAGGCGGCAATCCGGTGGTCGAGAGCCTCGCGATCATCCCGTCGCAGGACGGCACCTATGACGAGCTTTGGCTTGAGGTCGTGCGCGACACGCAAACCCCGAATGCACCGATGCGAACCATCGAAGTGCTGACGCGCTATTTCGACGGCGGCACGCTCGATGAGGCGTTCTTTGTGGACTGCGGGCTCAGCGGGCTTTCGAGCGTCGTCAATGGCACGCTCAATATCAACGGCGGCGTCAACCAGAACCCGCCGACGCAGAGGCCCAGCTACACCGGCAACAATCTGCATTTCTCATCGACCGTCGCGGTTGGATGGTCGGTCGGCGATGTCATCCGAGCGAACGGCGGCCTCGCGATCATCCAGACGGTGACGAACACATCGGACTGCTATGCGAACATCATTCGGCCGATGGTGAGCATGGCTCCGGTGCCGCCGAACTTCTGGTCGTCGGCAACGCCCAAGAATTATTTCACCGGGCTCAATCATCTCATCGGCCAGCAAGTCTGGCTCTATGGCGACGGCGCGGATCTCGGCTACGTCACGGTGGACGGCAGCGGCGGCGTCACGATCCCCGACAGCCAACAGATCACTTACCTGACAGCGGGACTGCTGGCGCAGCCGGTGCTGATCACGATGCCGTGGGAGCCGCAGCGCGCAGCCGGTGCCGCAAGCCAGGGCAAGATGAAGGACATCGACCGGCTCTATGCGCGCTTCCACGAAACCCGCGGCGCAGTCTACGGGCGCAGGACGACCGACAGCTGGTCGAGAGGCGTCGAGGACAAGCTCACGACGATGGAAAACCGCTACGGCACCGATCCGATGGACAACGCGCCGCCGATGCAGGGCGGGATTTTCGTGCTGGAGCCGACACAAGACTACGACCTCGAAGGCCAGATCATCTTCACCCGCGTCGGCGCAGCGCCGATGACGGTGCTGTCGGTGTTCGCACGCGGCGAGGTCGCGGAGATGCCGCAGCCATGATCCGCTTCGTGCGCCTCGACCGTCATCTGCTCGCCCGCCTTGTCGAGGAGGAGCGCGATCCGCATCAGGGCGAGATGGCGCGGATGGACGAGACTATCGAGAAGATGATGACGGCATCGAGCTACGGCCTCGCCTACGCAATGCTGGACGGCGCAGAAGTGCCCATCGGCGGCGCGTTGCTGCCGCATTTTTATGGGCATGGCGAGGCCTGTTGTTTCGTGTCGCGCTTGGCGCGGCCGCGCCACATCGTCGTCGCGGCACGCTGGGCGCGTGCCTTCCTCGACCGGCGGCAGCGCCATCCGCAATTCCGGCGGGTGCAGATGTTCGTCCGCACCAACGAGGATTGGAGTACCTCGTTTCCCGAGGCGCTCGGTTTCAAGTTCGAGGGCGTGCATGAAGCGTGGGATGCGATTGGCCGGGACTATTACTGCTTTGCGAGGGTGAGACGCTAATGGGCCAGCAATCGATGGGGTTGCTCGATATCGGTGCCGCTGTCGTGAAGGGCATCGGGCAGATCAGCCAGGGCGCAGGCGAGGCGGCCGCCTATCAGGCGAATTCGCGTGCCGCGATCCAACAGGCCGAGGTCGCGCGGCAGCAGTCCTACATGAAAGCCGCGCAAGTGGAGCGTCAGGTGTCGGAGACGATGGGCGAGCAGCAGGCGGGGTTCGGTCACGCGGGCGTCACGCCGAACCTCTGGCTGCTCGCCGACAGCGCGCGCCAGGGCGCAATGGCGAAAGCGACCGAACTCTATCAAGGCCGCCTCGAAGCCTCGTCGCAGCAACGCAAGGCCGATATCGAACATGCCCAGGCGACGGCGGCGCGCACCGGCTCATATCTCAGCGCGGCGGGCACGGTCTTGAGTGCGGTGGCAGGCAAGGCGGCTGGCGAGTTCGTGCCGAGCATGACGACGACGATCCCTGGCGCAGGAGGCTCGCTCGACATGCCGGGCATTCCCGGCGCTGGCGGCGGCTGGAGCGCGGATCTGACGCCGCAAGCGGTTTCGCTTTCGACCGGCGGCAGCGATTTCATGTCGTTCTTGGGATGGTAACGCATGCCTGACATCCCTGAATTCGAGAACACCGTTCAGCCACATACGGTCGGCATGCCCGACTATTCGGCGGGGCCCATCGGCGAGCCAGGAGGCGCGGTCGCGGAGGGTGCCGGTCAGATCCAAAGCATCATGGCGCAATTCAACGAGCGCTATCAGAACGCACGGCGATCTGCCGACAGCGCGTCCCGGCTCGCCAACCTCTCGCAGCAGCTGGGCGACGCGCAGCACAAGTGGAGCTTGGTATCGGATCGACAGGCGGCGCTCGCGGGCTTTCGCGAGGACTCGCAGAAGCTCATCGCGCTCAGCCTCAAGGACATCAACGATCCCTTGGAACGGACGATGTTCCAGGGCGAGGCCGACAACCAAGCGGCGCAGCGCGCTATCGATACCGGCGACGCGGCCTTCAAGCTCGAAGGCAGCAGACATCGCGGCGAAATCGACACCAACCTCGCAACCTACGCCGAGGAGATTGCGCGCCTGCCGCCGGGCAGCAAAGCGCTGCAAGATCAATTCACGCGCAACGCGAATGCCACCATCGATGCCGGTGTCGCGGGCGGCTGGCTCGCGCCGGAGGAGGCGGCAGATCGAAAGCTCAAATGGGCGAGCGATGTCGATGTCGTGGCGGCGCGCGAGATGATGAACAAGGCGCGCGCGACGCAGAACGCGGCGGCGGCGCGGGCGGCAGCGAACTACATCTCCGATCCGAACAATTTCACGCACATGCTCCCGACCGAGCGCGAGGTGATCGAGCAGCGCGCCGACGTGCTGGCGAACAGCCTGGAGAGCTTGAGCATCGAGCGGGCCAATCGCGCCGATGCGCTGCGCGACCGCGCGCACATCAAGGAGCAGAACCGATACGCCTTCAAATTGATGGAGGACGTTTATCTGGGCAAGCACGCACCCTACTCGTTCGCCGAGGTCGCCCAGCTGGCCGAGGCCGATATGATCACCCCGACAGGCATGAATGCGTTGCTGGCCGGGAGCGAGCGCTACAACCGCGGCCAGAACGATGCGAAGACGATCATGCACCACTGGGATCTGGTGAACCGCGGGCTGGCGACGCAGGAGGATGTGCTGGCCTGGAACAATGCGCGCGAGATCGACACGCCAACCGCCATCCACATGCAGGCGATTGTGCAGCAGATGGGTCCGACCGGGAACAAGGTGCAGCAGGGGCTGTACCGGGTGCTGCAATCGCATCTCGATAACGCGATGGCCGCCGAGAACCGGATGGGCGGGATCACGAACACGGCGCACACCAATGCCGAGGCCGCCTATGGCTACTGGGAAGAGCATGTCCTCAGACAGCACGAAGATCCGACCAAGGTGCTGACCGACCTCCTGGCGCAGACCGACCGCGGCGCGCTACCGACCTTCCTGCCGCCGATGTTCAACGGCACGCATCCGCACACCGCGAAGGATCTGGTGGCGGCGGCGACGGCGCTCGTCAACGCGCACAACGATCCAAACAGCGGCATGACGGACGGCAACTACAAGAGCCAAGTCTCGCTGTTGCGGATGTTCTCCGAGATGCTGCCCGCGAAAGAGCAGGCGCTCTTGCCCGCGCCGATGCGCGTGCTTCCGCCGCCGATGGGTGGTATGGGAAGACCTCCAGCGGCTACGCCGCCGCCTCCGTCAGCGCCGTCGCCCGCGTCGGCGACGACGCCATCGCCGCCGCCACCGCCAGCGCCTACGCCGCCGCCCCAGCCAGCGCCCTCGCCACCGTCGGCGGCTCCGTCCACGCCCACGTCACCGCCCTCGTCTCCGCCTGCGGCAACGTCTACGGCAGCGCCTGCGCCACCGGCCCCGGCCCCGCCGACGCCGACGCCGTCGTCAAAGAACGTGCCGGTCGAGGTGCAAGCCCATCAGGCTGCACCTCCTCCGCCACCGCGCTCAGCCGGGCCGCCGCCGCCGCCGCCGAACCTGGGCCCACCGCAAGTGCCGTCGTCCGCCGTCGCCAACCTGCCGCCGATCATGAACGGCAAGAAGCCGCGCAACGAGCGCGACTTGAGTGCGGCGGAGAATATGCTGGAGATCCTGCACAACTCGGGCGCGATCACACGCGAGAAATACGACGCCGAAAAAGCGACGCTGCAAAAGTATGCCGAGGTCATCCGGCCCGGCAGCGCGGGGACGACGGCGCGCGAAGTGACGACGCGCCCGTTCGACCGAATTCCTCCGATGTTCAACGGCGCGAAGCCGCAGACCGAATACCAGTTCCGCCAAGCGGAGACTGCGCTCGACACAGAGCGCGCCGCTTTGGGCGAGGAGGTCTATCAGCAGCAGCGCGATCTGCTCGATGAGTTCAAGCGCTCGGCAGGCGTGGGCGGCGCAGCGATCATCCCGCCCGAGGAGAAGTAGATGGCAGACGACTACGCCGAGCAACTCGCCACCGGGCGACCGGCGCAGAGCCCATACAATCCCAAGGCGGATTTCACCGCCGCGCACACCCGCGCCCAGACGGGCGGCGACAGCGACTATGCGCTACAGTTGACGGGTGGTGCCACGCCAGCGCCTACGCCGTCGTCCCCGGCAACGCCATCGCCAGCGTCTCCGTCAGCGCCTTCGTCGGCGGCAACGCCTCCGCCAACGCCTACGCCACAGAAAGCACCGATGACCAACAAGCCGATTGGTCAGACGGTGATGGACTATGTGAACAGCATTGCGCGCGCCGCTTATGTGCCCGAGGGCCAGCGCCAGGACAAAACACTATGGGAGGCGCTCTCCAACGGCATCGAGGGTGTGCCCGCGGAAGTCGGTCGGCAGTTCACCGATGCGCTGTCGCAGATGCGCCATGACACGCTGCCGAACAGTTGGAAAGAGGTCATGGACAATCTGTCGAGCCCGATACCGCTGGGCATGAAGCCGGGGCTCGATGCGCTCAACCTCGCGTTCTCGCCGCTCACAGGTGCGCTGACATCGGCTGTCGGCCGCCCGGTCGAATATGAGACGGGCATCAACCGGAATATCACCGGCACGCTTCTGTCGATGATCTCTCCAGGCGGGCTCGTCGGCAAAGCGGGCAAGCTGCTCAAGGGCGCGGAAGCGGTCGAGGGTGCAGCTGGCGCGGCCGAGGGAGCGGCGGCGACCGGCGCGAAAGCCGCGGAAGCGGCAACCGGCGCGGAAGCGGCAGCGACCGGCGCGAAGGCTGCGGAAGC